GAATACAAACCGTTTGTTGAGTATTTTAAGACATGCAATAATGTGGTGGCATATAAATCAGACCTTATAGATGTACATATATCAAGATTACAACTTATGGGCAAGGATTTGCAAAAAGTAAAAAGAGAAGATATTTACTTTTATCTTGACCACTATATTGTATGTAATAGGATGGTGGAGTCTAAATTACGAGATAATAATATACCTTATGAATATTTTGACCTTGATACAGAAGATTATGATAAATGGATAGATAATTTATTACCACGCATTGATGGATATGGATGGGGTGCTTATCCATTTGATAAGACTACTGAACGATACTCAATAGCACGACAAATATCAGAGGACTATATAACTTCAAGAGGGTTGACAGACATCCGCTTAGATGGTAAACTATTTGATAGAGTTAGATAACTATGTACAAAGAAAAATCTATTACTTGTGTAATACCTTCAAGAATGTCATCATCAAGGTTTCCAAATAAACCTTTGGCAAAAATACTTGGAAGAGAGTTAGTTCTTAGGGTAGCGGACTGTGCTAAAAAAAGCAAATATTTCGATAGAATTATTGTTGCGACTGAAGATCAAGTCATAAAAGATTTAGTTGAAAGCGAGGGATATGAAAGTTTGATGACAGGTAAGCACTGTACATGTAATCATAGAGTCTCTGAGGTCGCATCAGATCTTGAATGTGATTATGTTTTTAATTTACAGGGGGATGAACCTACTGCCAACCCAGATCATTTAGATTACATAATCGAATATGGTATTGATAATGAATATGATATGGTGCAACCAATTAGAGAAACTTTAGAGGGAGACACAGAAGATCCAGACGTAGTGCAAACGATTGTAAATAATGGTAAAATATTATACCTTATGAGAACACCCGAAGTTGTGACTGAAAATGTATATACACAACTAGGATATTATTTTTATAAACGAGAAGTCATTGATGATTATAAAAATCTTGATATGTCATTTGTAAAATATTGGAGGGGATTAGACACCATAGCATTTTGTGGTAAATATGATGTCATGCCCTTGCTTCTTCCTAATTGTGGTAAACAAATAGCGATTGATAGACCACAGCATGTGGAACTTGTAGAGCAAATATTGATGGAACTCGCAGAGTGAAATATAGTTACTTCAATACGAATCGTAGCGGTCTAAGTCATATAAGAAATTTAGGAATGTATAACAATAAAACTGTGACACACATCTTCAAGTGTCACTATGCAGAGGGCAACCCTTTGTGTGCTGTTATATTCAAACCACAAGAATCGATACAAACATGGTACTGGGAAGATAAAGAAGAGTCTATACCATGTGACTATGATATTGATTATGTGAAGTTGATGGATGACTTGAGGAGACGACCTCGACCAAAGCATTGGATAAATGGAAATAGAGGTAGATACTATGCTCCTATCAAAAAAGGTATAACATCCCCTATCTTTTACAAATCATTTCCGAAAATATTTGAATCAGATTATATACTGTATGCTCTACCTATGTTGGGATACATTGGTAAAGGTAAAGATATTGATGAGAGATTAAGAAATGATAATAAGAATGTTGTGGTTGATCTAAAGTATTCTATTGAACAGTTTAGAAAGAGAATCAATATCATACCATACAAGGAAGATATAAGACACATGGCAAGAGAGTGGTTTATCAATAACTATAGTTACAAAGAAGATTGGTATGAAAATATATCTGAGAGAATAAATTATGGTAGGCAGTTTCATAAAAGAGTAGAAGATTTATTCAGAAAATTAGATATACCATACAGATTATTCTCTCTTGATACTGGAGACTATAAATCTATAGGATTAGAGAAAGATCTACCTAGAAATCATACAGAAGGAATTGACCCTACAATACCAGAATCAGTGATGGAAAGGTTAGAACCAATAGTTGATAGGTATATGAATGAGAACCCATGAAGTTCTCTTTTTTCAGTGGTGGTAAATCAGGTAAATTTCTCCTGATGAATCAGTTTTTATATAATAATAAAACTCATTGTTATATCAATGGGAGTGGTGGAGTATCGTATGCAATACTGGTCACGCCTGATGGTCATTATGATTGGTACTGGGAAGATTTAGAAGGTAAATTACAAACATTTCATTTCAAAGTAGATGATAATATTATTATGAATCGTGATTTATGGGAGACATGGTTTCCTATAGGAGATAGAGGTTACAGACAAAATACATTGAAAGCATACATCAATCGTCAAGGTCTAACTGATTGTAATAAAGATTTCTATAAGTGCTATCCACATGTGTTTAGACAGGATATAGTTGTGAATCCATTACCTCTTCTAGGATACATAGGTAATCAAGGTTCAAAAAAATTAAATAAGAGAATTTCATCAAAAGAATCAGTTGCTAGTAAAGACAACCTTGAGTATGTGATTGAAGAACTAAAGAAGAGAACCAACTTTGTGGCATATAAGGAAGATGTGAGGCACATGGCATATAATTACTTTGGAGACCCTAAAGCAAGAACAATTCCTTATGATAAGATGAAGATGATAATTGACAATAACAGAGCAATAGTAAAAAATATTTCTCACCTGCTGGACTTCTATGGCATTCCATTTGAATACTTCAATTTGGATACTGATAGGTATGATAAGTCATTTATGTTATCAAAACAAATACCAACTGAAGATGGAGACAGATTTTTTATAGATGATGTTATAGATGAGCAGCGTGTGAATGAAAATGTAGAAAGGTACATGCATGAAATATAATTATTTCTGTCATCAAAAAGGTGGTAAGTATCTTATAAGAAGTCAGTTTTGGTACAATAACTTAGATACAGTATATCTCTCTCAATCATTCCCACTGTTTGCCAGCACAGGTAAAAATATCTCTGATGGTTATTATAAGTTATCATGGTACTACTGCGATAAAGATAATAAACTACAAAGCAGGTGCTGCGAGCAGCAGGTAAAACTAGCGAACGCCAAATATGATGAAATGTGGTTTCCAGAAGGAGATAGTATATTATCGTGGAGACATGACAACATGACACCATATCATGAAAATTTCAGTCAGTGTTTTGAAACGCTGCTGGATCATGATTTGATTGTCAATCCACTAAACATGATGGGATACTGTGGTTTACTTGGGTCAGAAAAAATGCAGATCCAACTCGCTGCAGGTGAACCTCTGTTTCATGTTCCAGAATCAATTATTGTAGAACTTCGTAAAAGAACTAGCATAATAGCATATAAAGATAACATAAGACATCTAGCGTACAATTTCTTTGCTGGAAACGGATCTCCGATCCACTTACCTGAAGCACAGTTCGTTGAACGGGTGACATACATAATAAATCAATCAAGAAAATTTATTGCTATGTTACCACAAGTGCTTGAGAAGTACGATATACCCTATGAGATGTTTAGTTTAGATTCAGGGGACTACCAGCAACGTTTCAATTTACCGAAAGCACTTCCACGTTCGACCAGTGATACTATATTCACAAAACCCACAGATAAAACAAATAAGTATGTTGATGATTACATGAGGGAATATGAAAAGATATAATTACTGGAACTATGTAAAGACAGGTGGTTGGCAGATCTCACATAATTTTCTGCATAACAAAAAGATTGTCTGTGTCAATCATCACTCTAAACCAGCGTTCAGTATTTTATACACACCACATGGTATTGGAAGATATAATAAGACATGGTATTACCAGAGAAATGGTAAGTTAGAAAAAATAAGCAAGAGCAAAGACTACAGCACCTATGAAAAAGTGATGGAAGATTGTTTTCCAGCACATAGAAAATGGGAATGGTTCTTTGAATCTCCTTTTATATCATCAAGAGGAGATTATAACATGAAGATATGGGGTAAAGATAACATTGATAAAATACCTACAACTTACTACGCTGCATATGCTGCCATGTCAGTTGCACAAGTAACATGCAACCCACATGTTATGTTAGGATATTATGGTAGCACTGGTATAGATAATGATATAACAAGTGATTTAGAGAACATGACACCCCCACACCCACCTGCTGCCGTGATAAGGGATGAAATAATTTCAGATTACAAGAAAAAAATAAATATAGTACCATACAAAGAAGATATAGTATCTCTTGTTGAGGATTTTATACATGGCGTTCTAGGTTCTGCTTACATGAAACATGGAGAAGATTATTTTATAGAGTCATGTGTGCATAAATTAAAGAACCATAAAAAGACTTACCATTTGATTACTTCTATGCTAGAATATCAAGGTATAGATTATATTCCATTCAATTTAGATCGTGACAATTATTCAGATGTGTTTGATCTTGATACTTGGTTGCCATTGGATAAAATTAAAAAAGACCAAAGCAACAGGTACAAAACTATGCCTGATAAAAAACTCAAAAAACTTCCCCAATACATTGATAAAGTTTTATGCTTGATATAGACCTAAGACACTTCCCATCAAAACTTCATAAAGCAAAAACTGTTGCCTTGTTGGGTAATGGGGGAAATCTTGCTGTTGCTCAACATATGGCATCAGACATTTTTAGACATACAGGAAAATTTTGTTTTGCCCCTGACTCAGTAAACACAACTGCTTTAGCAGATAAAAATGATTGGAAAGTGCCATGGATGGAATATGCACAATTCGCTGATCTCGTTATTGGGATAACATGTAGAAAACATGCAGGTGTGTCGGATGCCTTAATGGTTGTAAAGGATAAATGTGATACACTTCTTATTTGTCCACAACAACACGAGGTTCTTGATACACTTATTATCCCTGCACGAAGTTATCACGAATTTGAGTGTAACTCATTATGGACTATCTACATGATGATGGAACATATTGGAGTTGAATTACCTGATTTACCACACATAAAATGAAACCACTTATTGAAAAATTCAACGACATCACAGATGTTGTCACGAACATCTATTGTATTGATATAGATGGCACATTGACTGAACCACACGAAGGTACACCATGGCAAGCAGTGCCAATACCCAGTCGTATTGATAAGGTAAACAAATTATATGACGAAGGTGCAACCATATATCTTATGACAGCACGAGGATTCATACGAAGTATTTGTATACACGAAGATGATATATTAGCAGCACAGAAAGAAGCAGATAATTATTGTAGAGAACGAACTGAAGCACAACTCAAGGAGTGGGGTGTCAAGTATCACAAATTATATTTTGGAAAACCTAGAGCAGTAACATATGTGGATGATCGTGCGGTGTCAGATCATGAATTTTTTCAAGATTAGATCTTAACCACTCATATGCCCTGTCATATTCTATGTTGGGTGTGAATTTTTGGTGTGGTTCTAGCATACCTATGCTCATCATTTCACGATGCAACTCCTCTGGTCGTTTTAAAACGTCTAGTCCTAAAATTTCTATGGTCAATTTTTTTCTTATTGATCTTTCTATATTATTCCAATCACGAGTCCATTCAAAAAAGATTTTTTGATTATCAGTCAACCAATCATATCCCCACTTCAAGTAATGTATTACTGGACTATTCCATCTTTCCATTTCATCACGAGTTTTAGTACGATATTGCTCTAACTTATCATAAATGTGTACTTTCTTATCTAAAAACTCAGAGTAATAAACGTCAGTGCCAGGCCATGGGATGAAGATATGCTCATGACTCATAATATTATGGGCAAGTGTCTCTTGTCTTATAATAGGATCACTCATTTGAACAAAATTATACTCACCAGTCAATTTCAATTTGTTCCATTGCTTCCATATATCACAAGTACGCCATGGCAACATAAAAGTTATGGGACGAGGAGCCGAATCTATCAGTTTTTGCACTGACTCATATTCTTCCTCCCTTATGGTACATTGATCATCTCTTGGTAAAAAGAATAGAGATCCTTTTGGATCAAATTCATTCAGTGTGGCGACTCTACCTAACTCCCACATAAATGGTGCTGTGCCATAGTATGCTCTAGTAGTCTTGAATTTCGATGAATTTATCTTATCAGCATGATGTTTTGACCATGCATACACATACTGACTATTGAAACAATCACGTTTGGTATACATGTGATCATATCTACCTATTGCTTCACGACATAATCCTGGTAAAATACCAAATAAAAAAGAGGTATTGAGTGGTAAACCCAAATACCTCGCCATTGTATGATGCCACTTATCTGATTTATCAGCGTACATAATATAATAACAAAGATATACTATGTAGCACCGAAATAAGCACCTCCACTGTGTGATCCTGCATCTGTAGCAGGTCTTGAAAAACCTTTGAACTCTGATGTTTCTATCAATATAGCATCAACCTCATCATCAGTAAGAACACCTTTTTCAAGTAATATCTGCACCAACGCCTCTGTTGATGCCTCTGTCTTATCCTCCCAAAAAGGTGTCCATAATATTTTTTGCTCCCAATCTGCTACATCACCATACGCTCCATTTATTGCCTGTGTGTACAAATATCTTGAGTGTTCGCAGGTCGTATCTGTAGGGGATGCTGTATATGGCAACCACTCTTCATCTAATGGTGCAAAATCAACCTCAAGGTCAATCATGTTCTTTTCAGGATTTGCCCACTTAGGGTTCCTCGCTCTTGCGACTTCGTAACTTGTTTCTGACATAATTGTTTAGGAATAACGTAACCAAAGAGTTGATGAATATGCTACGGTAGTGTTGACTGTAATAGATCCTAAGTTCACGTTGACCGCAACGTTACCAGCAACTGATAAATCATCTGTTGCGATGGTTCCTGTAGTACCAGTTATGCTAAGATCGTCAGTAGCGACGTTACCTGCAACACTTGCATTATTAAGGGAAACTGAAGCACTACCACTAAATGTATCATCGGCTGGTTTTGTTGTATTACCAGTATTTACTGATGCTCCAAATGATGAACTTGGGTTTGCTGCGTTGAGACTGAAACTCTTTGAACCCTGTATGTTACCAGATACGTTTACGTTGGCATTACCCTGAACATTACCACCTGATAACGCAAGGTCAGCAGTTGGATTACCAGAAATATTTGCGGAAGTATCACCTTGAATATTACCACCTTGTAGTGATCCTGACCCTGCTGCTGAACCTCCAACTGTTCCAGAGTTTGTCAGTGCTGCACCTGAGTCATATCCCATACACCTCCAGTTTCCTGATGGTGTATCATTATGCATACGACCTGTAGCATCTGAGTATCGGAGACTTGAACCTGCTAACGTATCACCAGGATCGTATTGTGTATTACCACTTGCCTGTTGCATGAAAGCATAACTTCCAACAGACCCAACGTTCGCATTAGCATTCAATGTGCTATATGTAACTGACGCTGTGTTTATAGAATTAAGTCTGCCACTACTGTCAATGTTGATAACGGGAATGGCATTGCCTGACCCATAGTTTCCTGACGAAACGTCCGTCGTAACATTTAATCCAGAAGCATTTCCGTGAAAACCCATTGAATACTAATCTCCTTCTTGGTTATTTATAAGTTTTATACTTGTTCCATTACGAAACGGAACTTCTTACCACTACGCTTGTTAGTGATGAATAAGTCGTTTTCACCCTCCTCAATTTGATATGAACCCCATGACCCATCAATTGAGTTTCCTCCACGATGTTCGTTGCTCATTCTTATGTCACCGCAGTATACATCATCGAAGTAACCTGCCCTCCATCTGACTGAGTTAGTACCCAAGTCATAAGTTGAGTCTGCTTCTGGATTGATTTGTCTTGCTGTAAGAGTAGCAGTCATACCATCAGCAGTATCTGATCTTAGGAAAGATCCAGAACTTACACCATCTAATGTGTCAGCATCAAGTCCTGAACCAGAACCGTCAACTGTTTTGATCAACGTCAAGATCTCTGATGCTGTTTGATCCGCAGTAGCACCTGATTCTATTCCATCAAGTTTACTGTGGTCAGAGTTAGTAAAATTATTGTCAGTTTGTGATGCTACAGAGAAATCTAAAGTACCATCACCATCTTGATATGTTACCGTAATACCAGATTCGGTGTTACTTGATACCATACCACCCACGATGTCCTGAACCTGCTCAGTGGTAAGTGTTGCAGTGATAAATCCAGCACCGTTTGTAAGTTGATTTGTATTAGTGACGTTGGTTGCACCTGAAGCAATACCGTCAAGTTTTGAGTGGTCATCATCGGTGAATACATTACTGTCACTGGCACTCTCGACAAGGGCACGAATTTCAGATGCTGTCTGGTCTGCAGTAGCACCTGATTCTATTCCATCAAGTTTACTATGATCAGCGTTAGTGAAGTTGTTATCAGTTTGAGATGCAACAGCGAAGTCTATCGTACCATCACCATCTTGATATGTTACCGTAATACCAGATTCAGTATTACTTGAGACCATCGCTCCTACTATGTCCTGAACCTGCTCGTCTGATAACTGTGTGTTAGCAGTGACATATCCAGCACCATTTGTTATGGCGTTGTTATTCAATGATATGTTCGCTGATCCATCGAATGATACACCTGCAATAGTCCTTGCGTTGGCAAGTTTTGTTGCAGTAGCAGCATTGCCTGTTGTGGATCCTGAAGATCCAGATACATTACCAGTGACGTTACCTGTCAGAGCACCCACAAATGTGGTGGTTGTTAGTGTATTTGAACTTGGATTATACGATAACCCAGTGTCAGATTCTAATCCTTGTGTGCCTGTGGCACCGTCTACAAATACAGGATAGACAGTCTCATCTGTGCTATTGTTAGCAGTGATGGTTGAGTTCGTTGCAATAGTAGCAGTGGCAGAATTTCCAGAACATGCTGCAGATGTACCTGAACTTGTGATATAACCTGCACCATTGGTAATTGCATTATTGTTTAGTGATATGTTCGCTGTACCATCAAACGATACCCCTGCGATTGTTCTGGCGTTCGCTAGTGCTGTGGCAGTGGCAGCATTACCAGTACAGGATCCTGAAGAACCTGATGCGTTACCAGTAAGGTTTCCTATAAATGCACCCTGTCCCAATACGATACCACCAGCAGCGATGGTCGCTGTTGTCGTGCCATCAATGCTTGCTATAATACTACCCGTACCACTATCGTCCACACTCATGCTTGTGTTGCCCTCAGTTATCTGAGTAGCATCTATGTCAACTGAAGCGGTAGATAGTGCTGTTATCTGACCCTGTGCGTTTACAGTGATGATTGGTATAGCACTTGCTGATCCATAACTTGCAGCAGATACGCCTGTGTTAGCTAGTTTGCTGCTCGCAATAGAACCTGCTAGTTGAGCATTGGTTATGGTACCACTCAGACTACTTGTAGGATAATTGGTAGCATCACTCAAATTGAATGCTGGAGTGGCATCTGTTCCCCCAAGCGTCAAGGTCACACCACCCACACTCATGGTTGAGTTCGCTAGATATGCGTTACCAATCGCTGTACCCTGCCACACACCAGTGGATATAGTACCAAGACTTGTAAGTGATGATCCAGTAACGCTAGATCCAAGTGTAGTTGCACTAAGAACTGATGTATTATCAATCTTATAAACCTTGCCATCGGCCAGGTTCATATTTTCTGATGATCCGAAGTTATCACCTGTTGCCTCAAACTGGAAGGTCTTATCACCATCACCTGAGTCTATGGTAATACCTCCACCATCAGCAGCAGCATCATCTGCAGCACCAGTGGCAACCTGAATATTTTTATCTGCTATGTTAACTGTTGTTGCATTCACAGTGGTGGTGGTGCCGTTTACAGTCAAGTTTCCTGAAACTGCTAGGTTGTCAGCAACAGTTGTGGTACCACCTGCAGAGTCTATCGTAAGATTACCTGATGATGTTGTGACTGTATTTCCATCCAGCGATAAATTATCGACAGATGCTGCACCTGAAACTGTCAAAGTGCCAGTAAATGTATCACTGGTGTCTGATCGTAAGAAGGATGCTGAACTTATACCATCAAGAGTGTCTGCATCTAATCCTGAACCAGATCCGTCGACAGTTTTGATCAGTGTAAGTATCTCACTCGCAGTCTGATCTGCTGTAGCACCTGCTTCAATACCATCGAGTTTTGAATGATCTGCTGTAGTAAAATTCTCATCTGTCTGTGATGCTACAGCAAAGTCTATAGTACCATCAGCATCTTGATATGTTACAGTAATACCTGATTCAGTATTACTTGATAACATGGCACCCACGATATCCTGAATCTCTTCTGATGTCTGATCTGCGGTGGCACCTGACTCTATTCCATTGAGTTTTGATAATAAGGCATCGGTGAATGCATTGGTGTCACTATTGTTCTCATAAGCAGTCTTGATCTCTGTATCAGATTGATCTGCTGTTGCACCTGCTTCAATACCATCCAGCTTTGAATGGTCTGCTGTGGTAAAGTTTTCATCAGTTTGAGATGCTACAGAAAAGTCTATCGTACCATCAGCATCTTGATATGTTACTGTAATACCTGATTCAGTGTTTCCAGTGAGCATAGCTCCCACAATATCCTGAATCTCCTCATCAGTTTGGTCAGCAGTAGCATTTGATTCAATGCCATTAAGTTTTGTGTGATCTGCATCGGTGAACACGTTGCTATCACTCGCATCTTCAACTAAAGTTCTTATTTCAGCAGCAGTTTGATCAGCTGTTGCACTCGCCTCTATGCCTGAAAGTTTTGATGCAAGAGCATCGGTAAATGCATTAGTATCTGATTCCGCTTCGTATAATGACTTGATCTCAGCACCTGTCTGGTCTGCTGTTGCTGCTGCTTCAATACCATCAAGTTTTGAATGGTCTGCATTGGTGAAATTCTGATCTGTCTGTGATGCTACAGAAAAGTCTATCGTACCATCAGCGTCTTGGTATGTTACTGTGATGCCTGATTCAGTATTACCTGTGAGCATGGCACCCACAATATCTTGAATCTCCTCATCTGACTGATCTGCTGTAGCACCTGCCTCAACCCCGTCAAGTTTTGAGTGGTCTGCATCGGTGAACACATTACTGTCAGATGCACTTTCAACTAATGTTCTTATTTCAGCAGCAGTTTGATCGGCTGTCGCAGCAGACTCAATCCCGTCAAGTTTTGTTCCGTCAGCAGCAACATCACGACCATCTATAGTACTATCACAAGTTATTGCACCGTTGACAGCAAGACCTGTGCCATTTAGTAATTGGAAACTATCACTCCTGAATCTTCCAGTGATTGTCTGTGATCCACCCTTGATGTGTGCGAATTCTATGGCACCGTCTTCAGAACCATCACTTGCATCTAATATCTTACCAGATATCTTAGCATAATTTCTCTCTGTGCTATTATCACTCTCTCCAGCAAATTTTATTTGTCCCAAATAGTCTGCGTCTGCAGGTGATGCACTGTTCCTGAATAATTTGAACTCAGGTCCTGCAGCAGAGTCAGCAGTGGTGTCTGTTATAGTAATATCACCCGTGCCAGTTATATCACCCGTAACGTCGATACCTGCTGTAAAGTCATGATTACCAGTAGAAGTGATCGGACCATTGCTTGCCACTGCGACTGACGCTGATCCATTCTCTATAGTGGTGCTATCAATGGCAGTAGTGGACGTATTTGTTATCTGACCTTGAGCGTTTATTGTAAGAATAGGTATAGCAGTTGATGATCCAACTGTACCTGCTGACACACCTGTGTTTGCTAACTTAGCACTCGCAATAGACCCTGCCAATTGTGCATTGGTTATAGTACCAACCAGTGATGATGTGGGGTAATCTGTTGCATCACTCAAGTTGAATGCTGGTGTATTGTTTGTACCACCTAACGACAGTGATACACCACCAAATGACACAGTGCTATTCGCCAGTTTTGAGTTTGCAATTGAACCAGCAAGTTTATCATTTGATATTGACCCTGCTAGTTGTGCATTGGTTATGGTACCACTCAGACTACTGGTAGGATAATTTGTTGCATCACTCAAATCAAACGCTGGAGTGGCATCTGCTGCTCCAAGTGCTACTGATATACCACCTAATGATATTGTGCTGTTTGCTAAATTGCTATTTGCTATCGCTGTGGATAGCACTGTTGTCCCATCTACTGTAATATTTCCATGTATTCTTACGTCAGACGCAAAGGTCGAGACACCAACAAATGTCGATATTCCACTGATGGTCTGAGTTAGTCCACCAACTTTGGATAAAACTCTTCCTCTTGACATAACGGGTATTTAGAAATCCTAATCTTTTATATTTATACTTCAGTTAGACTGATTTTGTATTTCTTACCTGATATATTGTTCAACATGTAAATATCCTCTTCACCCTCTTGCAATGTCCAACTACCAGATGTGCCATCTACTTCATTTACTCTCTTACCTACATTAGAGAAGTGCATGTCAGCACAATAAAAGTCGGAAGCATATATTTCATTTAGTGCAACAGTGCTTGAACCTATGCTTCTAAGACCATTTACATCTGGTATCATGTTACCTTTCAAGGTAATATTAGTGACTGTGATATCAGGATCGCCTGTCAGTCCTGTACAAGATCCATTGAACGCTGATGCTGTCAGTGTATTCGATGACGGGTTGTATTTTAGACTACTATCACTTCTCAATCTCTCACCACTTCCACCTGCTGTATCAACGAATGTTATAAAATGATCAGCAGCAGTGGTGTCAGTTGCTGTAATATCTATGAGTGATGTTACCACATCAGTCAGTGCCGAACCATCTAAAGCAGGTAGAGCACCTGACAAATTACTAGATGCAAGTGTACCACTCAATGATGTTGCAGATAATGCACCTGTTGCAGCATTGAATGTCAAAGCGGTGCTTGATTTTGCTGCTTGCTCACCCGTCGCAGTGCCTACAAATAATATATTGGTTGTGGTGTCGGTGGTGTCTGCTGACACAGTGACCAATGTAGACGCACCAGTGACAGTTCCTGTAAGGTTACCAGTGACATTACCTGTTACATTTCCAGTGACATTACCTGTCAAGTCACCAGTAAATACACCTGCGATTGCTCCTGTGCCTGTAATAGTGGGCGAAGTTAGACTCTTATTGGTGAGTGTCTGTGTACCAGTGTCAGAAACGAGAGTGGCATCATCATTACCAATAGTTGAACCGCCAGGTAAAGTAAGTTTATTAGTTGCACCTACACTATGATCTGCAGCAGTTATAATCTGTCCATGAGAGTTCACATGGCAATTAAGTTGTATTTGCCCTTCTATTGATGAACCGTCACCTTTGACCTCAAGTATTTGGGTGGCAGGGTCAACCTCTACATTACCAGACGAAGAACTTATATTACCTGTCAAATTACCTGTCACATTTCCTGTCACATCACCAGTGACATCACCAGTCAAGTCACCTTCTACATTTCCTGTGATATTTCCTGTCAAATTACCTGTGATATTACCCGTGACATTACCAGTCAAGTTACCATCAAACACAGGTGCAGATGCAATACCACTGACACTCAAATGCTCAAGATAAAAAGGTGAATCAGGAGCTAGTGATCCTATGCCAGAGGAAACTGAACTAATTGTAAGACCTACACCAAGTCTTATCACGTTGATCTCATCAACTAATTCAAAACCCTGTGCATCCTCAAACTTTATACTGCTATCAGCGATAGAGAATATTGATGCTATACCTGATGTATTATCTCCTACAGGCACCGCCATAAATGAAAGACCAGCACCTACTCGGATAGTTGTGATACCAGTGTTTCTAGTAAAATCGTTTGCGTCTTCAAAGTCTAATTGGTTTTTTTGTATATGTACGGTGGAGACACCAATTTGAATCGTACCACCTATACCTGTATTTTCTTTCGCTTCTGTTACAAATACACCATTGCCTGTAAAGTTTACTCTAGTCGTTGAGCCAGCAAAACCAACAGGAGTTATACCCTGATCTTGTATTGTGATACCAAACGCTGAACCACCACCTGTACCTGAAGGTGGTGCTGCCCAGAATCTTTCTCCGTTTGTATTAGCATATAATATAAACTCATTATTAATTGGCAAACCTAGATTAGGTTCTGCCTCTTCCAGACCAAGAAAGGACGGGAATCCATTAGTTTGATTTCTAAATGTAGATAAACCAGCATAACTGGTTACACCCACTCTGCCTGAAAGTAGTCTTCCCATTTTACTTAGCGTTCTCCAGTATGCTGACTATGCATTTTTGTGTGTTCAAGAAATCACCTTGAATCTTGAGCACGTCACCTGTTTCTAATACTAATCTACCATCTAAGAATGACATAGCATCCTGATGGGGTATACGTCCTAGTTCTATGATAGGGGTGTCAACTGAATCTCTACTGTGATATACACTGAATGATGTCACAGATGAACTCGTACCTACGTTTGCTACATTGCCATATATGACTAGCGATGAGACACCTGGTGGGCATGTGTATATACCAACCTTTGCTGTGGTAAGGGTGTGAGTTACAGTCTTGAATTTATTTAATGGTATCGCAGCCATTTATAGATTACCTCCGAGAGCGATAATAAGTGGAGTGAGTTGTGCTTGGATGCTCTTTTGGAAAGCATCACCTGTGATATCACCTGTCTGTTGATTGATGGTGAAGTTGTCACCTACCTTCAGGTTACCTCTCTCATCCGTGGATGTGTAGACAACCTTTCCACCTTGCTCTGAAATCGCTTGGTTTGCAGGTATAGCAACACCTCCTTTGCTAGGACGTGCTGTATTAATATCTATTCCTGAACCTACATGTTCAAAAGTATATGATGAAGCAAGGATCAATGACTGTCTGGCGAATGGGACAGTCGAACCAACACCGACTGCGTTTGGTAACGTCTGGTCGATGGTGATTGTAGAGACACCAGCTGTAACAGGTGTCGCACTATTTATAGTATAATAGACGGGCGACATCTCAACAGTTGCCTCTGCTGTCGTTCCTGAAGTTGGGGCAGCGATTGTCACCGTGGGTGCTCCACGATATTGTGATCCAGATGAACTTACTTCTATTGCAGTTATACTACCAAAACCATTTACAACAGCGACACCTTCAGCACCTCTACCACCTGGACCTGTAGGTGATGCTATTGTAACAACAGGAGGTTGTGCACTTGTATACCCTGTACCTGCATTGGTTATAGTAAAACTTCTTACTTCATTGAATAATTCACCAAGATAGAATGCCTGACCTGTGAATGGTCTGCTGGTCAAACTACCAACTGTGATGGTATTGTCCTCTACAATACCTTCAACCGCCACCGCACCTGTTTGATTTACCGTACCAACACCTGAAGCAACCAATCCTCTAGTTCCAAATGAGGCGTTGGAGTTGTTGACATCACACTGTGCACCTGACACAGCAGTGATACCTGTAACATTACATATAGTGAATAGTGATACTAATTGTGCATACGCATTGTTGCTTATGGTAACACCTATACCACCTTGGTTATACTGTGTGTATGAATCAACGTTCATTGACTTCAAACCTTCAGCATGTGAACCATCAACCTTGAGACCCTGACTATTTGGTATGAAGTTTGTACAGTTTCTTATGTACGGTGATTGTGTGATGATACCTGCTGACCCGTCAGGTGGGAAAGCAATGATAGCACCTGTGTTTGCAGCACCTACAAATGATAAGTTCTGGAACAGTGTGCCATTTTTGGCATGGAATAGATCCACACCAGTATTTGATGGCGTAACTTGTGTCTGTCTTAGATCATCACCATCTATCGTGACATTGTTTGGTACGACAACTGGATTGTTCTCTGTATATAAACCTGCAGAAACTCTTATAGTATTACCTGAAGTTGCTATCGCTACCGCACCACCAATAGTTCTCTTCGCAGTTTTGAGTGTGAATCCATCATTGCCATCATTTCCATCCTGATTGACATGAAGTATATTAGTGACACTAGCACCTGCACCCACCCATAACAACTCACCAGATTCACCTGCTGCTAGAATACTTTTAGCAACACCAACTGCACCTGATGAGTCAAGGAATGTACCACCTATCTGTACGAATCCATTAGAACTATCACCAGGTGCTCTTGCAACTTGTAGAAGATACTCAGGTAATGTGGTTCCAATACCTACCCGTTTGTTTGTTGGGTCGAAAACAAAGTTGTCAGCACCTTGGAATTTACCATCCGATGCTTTCTTAAATTGTATTGAATTATTAGCGTCAGATGCAAGTGTATGAATTTCTGCTTGTGTAGACCATGAGACACCTGTGCCACCACCTGTTGATATTATTACCTGCCCGTTAGTCCCTGCTCCCTCTGCATTATCTTTGATTGCACCACCAAATAAAGCGTCTCCCCTTACATCTAACTCATTTGCAGGTTGTGTGCTACCTATACCTACTTGACCTGCTGCTACTATGCCATCAAAATTAGCAGTTGTTGCTACATCAAGACCAAATTTGGCATCAGTTTTACCAATACCAGTTTTATTCGTTTGAGCATCAACAACCAGAGCGTCATCACCGACCTCCAGTCCTTTCTCGACAGCAAACTTCTTATTTACTGATGCCATTTACCAGTGCACTCCTAAGTATTTGTATTTATCAACTGATACGCATGATATAAGCGATTGCATAATATGGAGGAAGGTTCGCATCAGTGACGCTTGATGAACCTGCAGGTGCTGCAGCAGTCAATGATAGACTACCACTTTGACCTATTTGATCACCTGATGTTGAACCAGGTGTAGAATTATTTGCTGCGAAGTCTTGAACACCAGTGTTATCTAATATGTAACCACCAGATGCATCAGCAGTAACTGCACCTGTCTGCTGAGTTGAGTGTCTAACAGGGTGACCATGACTTCCACCAGTTGCGGTGTGAGTGTGTGTTGGTACGATAGCGTCTTTACTACCACCTGTGTCACCAGCTGCATATGCACTTCCTCTACCAACTATGAACTTATCAATGAGGTTTGGCGTTCCATTCGTACCATTACATAGTTGCCAATTAGATGGTATATTACCATCAGTGCCTGACCACATTATGATACCACCTATGGGTATTGTTCCGTTACCCACAAAGTCACCTGCAGTACAGGTTCCTGTGATGTTGGCATCATCAGTTGATGTAAGTTGCTCTGCCTGAACCGTTGCACTCGCTGTCACATTTGCAGCAGTGACATCACCAGTGACCTGTGCGTTTGCAGTTGCAATTAGGTTTACACCTTGAACATCTCCACCTGCCTCAATTCTATCACCAGCAATAATATCATCTGTAGAATGAAGATGCTCCGCAGTAGTTATACCAACAACGGTCAAGTTTCTGTTTATAGTAGCATCCACGCCAACTGTGGCATTTACATCAACTGAAAGGGTGTTAGCTGTCAGTGTTGCACCAGCAAAAGTAAGTGCGGAATTATCTTGTAATTCACCATTTGCACCTATAGTAACAACACGTCCTATGGTAAGATCATCTACCTTAAGACTTCCTACACTGGCATTTCCAGTGACACTCATGACTTCACCAGTGTCAGCATAGGTTTGACCTATCGCTACTCTGTCAAATACATAGTGCTCACTACCATTCTCAGTAGACACAGGTCCAAAACGTTGCCACTTCTCTGTACCTGTCTCATTTGTTTGAACCCAACCAACATATCCACCTCTGTTTACACTGGTGGCAAATAAAACATTATCACCAGTCTGTGATGATGGAGGTTCTGTCTCTTGAACACCAACAAACACCTGCTTACCAATAGCACCCGTGCGATTACCTCTGAGTTTGAGGTCGATAACATCAGTATTTGCATTACTATAGAAGTTCTGATTGACAGTGAGGTTGTCAAATGATGCTACAGATGGAAGTTGTGCTGTTGGAGCTGACACTGAGGTGGTATCAAATTCATCAATGGTTGACACTTCCTCACCAGTAAGAGCATCAATCTTCTTACGTCCGATAAAGAATTCACCCTTGTCATTCATAGCGGTATAGACCACCAATCCACCACGTGTTTGTTCTGACTGTGCTAGTATCTGCTCATCATTATCAAGAACTCTATCTTGAACCTGTGGCATCGCAGTTGAGTAGTTACCAGGTCCAAAACCAACATATTCAAAGGTATGACCTGACGCTCTTATCAATGAGTTTCTTCTTGTTTCTACAGGTATAACCTTGATTTTGACTGCTGCTACATTCTTAGCATGTGATGTGGCATTAGTACCAAGAGCACCTCTAAGAATTTTTGTTCTATTTTTATCAGTGATTCTGACGATTTCATCTTCAATCTGTAGATAATCACCTCTCTTGAGCATACTTCTGTCTGCCAAGTTTATTGAAGCAGATGTAGCAGTAACAGCACTATTCAACTCAGTGGTGAATCCACCGTAAATAGGCATGGTTTGATTGAATCCTTTTGCACTTATACCAGATCCATGTGCTATAGCAGCAGCACCTGAGAATGCAGGTTGTGATGCTGTTCTTCCTATGTTGACTGTAAGTGAGGAACCATATCCTATCCTATCAGTGATCGTATGTGTGCCATTGTAGACAGAGTTTGCACCACTGATTATGATTTCATCTCCTCTGCGAAGACCTATATCAGAGTGTAAAGTAACGGTTGCAATACCACTTAGTCTATCATGAAGTATATTTGTGACCTGAGTAGATACACCGACATGATATATAAATCCACCAGATTCTGAGAAATCATTGTCTGCAGATCCTCCATACTTAATTTGTTTCGAGTCATCTATGTTTGTGATCTTGTGAACACCATTATATGAATCACTTCCAACTCCAATGACCTGTATTATATCACCCTTCGCATTGTTTATTGTACCTACAGTAAGAGCACAGTCTGTAGTAGATCCTGATGGTCTAAAAGGCACTCCCTGTATCTGAAGTATATCTCCAACTTCATATGCTGAACCATAATTGTTTATGTCTACACTGGTTATGGTTCCACTTGCACCCACAGTGACATCGACAGTAGCACCTTTACCATTTCCTCCTTTTAGCGGTATATTGAAGTAAAACTCAGCATCACCACTACTTGTACCATATCCTACACCACCTGTATTATTACTAAATCCTGTGATACCATTGAGTCCATGATCCACTCCAGTGTCTATAGTGATTTGTCCAGTGTCATGCCCACCACCTGTCACACCAATACCTAAGTTAGATTCTTGTATGAAACTGTGAACTAACTCCTTAGTAATACTATTTTTAGGATCATTTGTGATAACCTGCCCAATTTTTTCTCTCAACGCATGAGATACTGCTGCATCAGGATCAAAGTTTATATTATCTACATCAGTCTTTGGTCTAAGATTATTGATATTCTGAGCAAAGAAGTTTACAGTGGTAGAGAAAGGACTTACATTAGGTTGTGATATGTAACCTAAGACTGTTAGGTCATATATTCCATCCTGTACATCTTTCTTAAACTCTTGTACTACTTCATTATTGAATACTTGATAAGTCTTATTGAACTCTCTCTTTGTAAAGAATGGTGCAAAAGTTCTACCTGAACCAACAACAGACTGATCATGTCTTGTGTATGGCACATTAGCAGTGATAGTGCTGATACCACCAGGATTAGTATTGATACCTATATTGAATATATTATCACCACTCACACCTGTAACTTCAAATAATCCGTTGAATCCTTGATTATCAACACCGTTCTCATTATTACCACTTCTTACTCTGCTTACCTCAATAATATTACCAACACTAAGTCTATGAGGACTTTGTGATGTTATAATACCTGAATTGCTACTTGAATCCCATGTGGCATCTATGATTGCGTTATTGGTTCTAAGGTTTGATACTGATGTAAGATCAGTGTTATCATTTCTGTAGAAGGTGTCATCAATGAGTGTTGCTGATTCCTGTAATGAGAAACCATTTGTAGGTGCAGCTGCAGTGGTGGAGTCATCAGGCACCACAAATCTCACACGGTATATCTTCTCTAAATCTTTTCTTGTCTCAGGTGTTCTTACTATAAAGGAGTTGTTTGTATCTACTGATACGACACCTTGATTGGTAACAATCGCAGCACGTAATGAGTTTGCTGCACCAACATTTACATACCATCCATTAGTGGTGTCATATTGTATTGGATGACCTGGTTCGCCAGGTTCCTTACCCTCTACTGTGGACACAACTCTTATCTTACCACCAAGATTGTTTATACCAGTAAGACTACTGCCTGCAGTGGCATTATTGAAAGTGGTTGCAATTTTTATCTGATCAGTCTGTAATCCAGATGTGATAGCAAAGTAATCTCTATCTGATTCGATGTTATCTGGTAATGACCCTGTATCTGAATAGAATCTTATTTTCTCACCAGTATTGAACTTATGCACATCCTCAAGAGTTATCACATTACTTGTGATAGAGTTGATACCAGAGTTACTTCCTACAAATATCTCTTTCTTACCCGATGCCCATGTGTCAGTGTCAGTAAGAGGTCCTGGCATAAGGATATCAGCACCATATACAATATTTTGAATAGAACAGAATAACTTATCTCCAATCTTATTACCTACAGTAAACCCACTTGCGGTCTTTACTGGTACAGTATCCTTGACCTTGAAACCAGACAAATACAATTGAGTATCAGTGGATACACCTATTGTTGATTGTACATCTATTGCTATCCAGTTGACATCCTCTGTCTTATTGAATGTCTTTTTAGGTGGTACGATACCTGTGATATACGCCTTATCGTCCTTGATAAATGCTTGAGACTTGAATCCATCAGACTCAAGTGCAGTGTGACCAAAGTTTGAGTTAGAGTTTGTAAGTGATATATCACCACCAGACTCAGTAACAAACTGCTTCGCATAACCCACAGCGAAACAAGATACAATCTGTAGCACAGAGTCTCTTGTTACCTTGATGTGGAAGTTCTCATACTCTGGTTTATACAGTGCCAGACCATCAGTGTGTAGGGTGACTGATGTACCAAGAGTTGCTTGGTCTTGCCATGTACCTGAAGTTTTGTTATATTTTACAAACGCATTGTCATCTTTCTGTAGTCCTATGCCTGTGAACTGTGCACAAACCATAGATTTGAAACCAGTTGCCTTACTACCATCAGACAACATACCACACATACCAAATACTGAACGTAGAGAACAGTTGAATACGTATGGTGAGGCAGACGTGACACTATCACTCTCAACAATTACGATTGGAGCGAGACCTGTGAGTGATGGTGTAGCAGTTGAAGGAGGTGCAACAGGCACTGTGTATGTAAATGATGTCGTGCTAAGAACCTGTGCTACAACATGACTACCATCATAATCACTATTGTTTACGCCATTTATAATTATTGGTGTTTCTACATTGAGGTTATGCTCTGTCTTTGTAATTACTGTGACCACTGTGGTAGCGGTAGCAGATGACGCATCTGTACCAGAGAATATGTCCTGTATCTCAAGATCACCGAGTCTTGATATCGCACCAACGATACGAGATTCGTCAACTGTCTTCTGGAAATCAGAGTTTGCAGGGTAGTTGGGGAGTGCTCTACCACTGTTTGTACCATAAGCAAGAGTCAACTTAGCATAATACATGTCTAAGTCAGTGTTACCCTTGCCTTCTACAACGTTATTACCATCAGCAAATTCAAAACAAGTTAGTTTATGGTGTGAATAGTTTGGAGCATATACATTACTGGTGTAATCCTTAAAAATTCTATCAGCAGGGTCACCATCAAATAAACTGAAGTTGAAGAAGAAACAACCACCAGTTACTCTGAATATCGCTGTTCTTTCTATATTGTCATTGTCTGGTTGCGGTATGAACTTTGGTCTTATCTTTGTCTTTCTAAGATCCATACCGATGATGGATGTACCTCTTGGTAATATAACTCCACCATGAACAGAGTTGAAATGATATAGTACATTGTCTGGATCTTGTATATCAAACTTAGTTCCAATAGATAACTCACTAATTGACGCAGCAGTGCCATTGACATCGGTAACATTACCACTATCATCAATCACAAAACCTGGTCTATTATCAATATAGTGTGTGCCAGGTGACACCATTATTGTAGTTTTATCAAACTTATCGTTATCTTTACCTAACTGATATGAGAATCTAGCAGACTCTATCAGTGCTCTCTGTATAGTTTTGAACGGACGAGTTCTGGAATTACCAGTGTTGCTTACGTCATCTGTTGCATCAAGTTCCTCAGGATTAACGTATATAACGTTACCCTGTACATTTTTTAGAAAATTTTCAAGTCTACTAAGTGGCATTACCTACCTTCTGACACCATTCCTTCAACTTATTTATACCCTATCAGATTCGTGGTATTCTCTGCACAAGTGGTACTATGTCGGATTCAACCTTTTCAACTATCTGATCTATGATGTTTATATCTATATCCATAAAAGGAGGTGTGATGCCCAATAATCTCAAAAGACCATCAACAAATAAAGCAAGTGTAGTGAAACCTAGAATCATACTGATGATTGTAGCATCACGATTATGCTTTGCCATAGACTCTTCATCTATACGTCTTGCTTCATCAACAGCATCCTTGATAAGTTTGTCAACTTCATTCTTAGTGTAGAATTGACCTACAACAGGCACGTCGTGAAACTTGATATCTGATAATGGTAATTTTACTTTAGACATAGACCACCTTGATTTCGTCATCAATCTCCTCTGCTACTTTAGCAACTTCTAGAACTCTCATAAACTGATCAACATCATCACACTCTATTTTTTTGATGTCTGCATCAGAACCATAGATTCTGAACCATCTTCCAGACAGGGAGATTTCTAGGCGGTCAACGTATTGATCGGTAAACATAGTATTAGAAGTTTTATTTAGTATAGCACAACGAAATTCAAAGTCAAATCTAAGACGTGATTGATTTTTCTTTCGCATGGATATGATAATATGCATTGATTGATCCACCAGAAGCATTTCTAATGATGACCTTAGCCCCGTACTCTATTGCTTGCACAAATAGATTTTGATACACACCGATAGGTGTCACGTTTACACAGATAGTCTCAGGATCTATGTTTCCTACCATATAATCAGGTAATTCAATTACTCCGTCAACTCTGACGATTCCGCAAGTTTCCATAGTTTTATTTTTATTATATAACAGTTTTGGTATTTTGACCAGTATCAAAGTTAGGATCTTTTATGTTTCTTTCCTCATCGTCAGGTGCCAATTTAAAGTTGGGGTCAGGATAATTTTTCCATGTCTCACCCTCATACTCTACAATAAGTGGGTTGATGTCATTCCTTTCGCCAACAATCATATAAAAACAATCTATATCTGAATCAGATTCCAACACTACTTTCTCACTATCAAAGGACTTGACATATATGTCTTCTTGTTTACCTATTGGTGTAATTTGTACAGTAATACTATCTTCATACACCAAGTTTTTCCAGTACTCTGGTAGAACTATCTCCGTGCCTACACACCTACCTCTGTGATACACTGCTACTTCAGGACCCTCAATACATGCATATCTCAATCTATACCCTTCTTTGGTAGGATGCTTTATATCAAAAGATTTACCAAGTGCATCAGCAGTGCTAAACCTTTCGGCAAGTAATCCTTTGTTACCACAATCAACTTTACCATTTATTTTTACATCACCCTGTATTATTACAGCGTTTGGAAAATTATCTCCAAAAGGATCTTGTGCAATCTCAACATCACCCTCCACACTAAGAGCTAGACCTTTTACTAAAGGTTTGAATTTTTGAATACCTAAACCAGTTCCTATATTAACATGACCTGCTGCTATGTCACTATGCTCACCAAGAAACACAGGTCCTACTGCTGCAAGTGTACCCTCAAATTCTTTGTCACCATCTAAAGTTTCTTTTGATTGATCTTGTTTTCTTGGAAACTCAGGTCCTATGTAAACCTTCCCTGTAGAAAGGTCTCTCATCTCTGCCATACTAACCCTTTAGATTTTTAATTTGTCCCTCTATATATTCTCTCATGAACGCAGGGCATATCTTTGTAATTGGTTCATGTAATCTAATACACTGTCCTATGAGTATAGTCCATCCCTCAGAGTGTGACAAGATTCTTTCTTTAGCATCATGCGTGACGTTCTCTGCAGTTACAATATAGTCTCTACCAGATGATATTCTTATGTCACTCTCTGCATTCACATTCACACCCACTCCATCATCCGCATATGACGTAAGTTGAATACGCTCTGCTTTTACAGAAAATGTTCTTTTACAAACAATGTTTATGTCACCCTCAGATGTAATGGTAAGTGGAGCGTCTGTACAAGACTGTATAATTTGAGAACCGTCTTTCTGATTTCGTTTACCATCTTTAGGATCAGCAGTTGCACTCGATTGTAATTCAAAACCACCGTCTCTAAAAAGTCTCAGATGATTATCTGATTTGCTCGCATATAGACCTATATCTCTTGGTCTTTTGGAGTCTTTGCCCTCTGCCCCCATGATTATGTGACCACTCTCATTGTGGTTTATAATAATGGGAGGTATTTTACTTTTATCTTTTTTCTCTTTTGCCATTAGTAAAATCTAGGACAACTGATTACAGTTATAATTTTAGCTTGAGGTACAATAGGATCAGTGTATGCCTCACGCTTGACAAATCTAGTTATAGGTATAACATCTGCACCAAATCCAGTCTCGCTTTGAATTGTAAATGCAGGTATTTCTGATAAACCTTGATCAACTTTGCCATATCCACCTACTATTCTACCATCTTCAATTACTGGTGTCATTGTTTGTCCACTATCACTCACTATGAGATCACCCTCTTGATACCCTGCACCAGTTGAAACCACTCTTACACCATCTACCTCACCTATAACATCTACACCCTCAGTGTCTGCAATTTGTTCACCACCCAAATAATTTGAACCCCCATTAGATATAATTATGTTTATCACCTCACCATCTTCGACAATCGCTTCTGCAGTAGCACCTCTTCCAATATCACAATCATCAACAATTGATACAAAAGGAGGTTCAAGATATCCTACACCTGTGTCTTGCATTCTTACACCTATCACCTCTCCTATCTCGTTGACCACTGCATCAGCTGCTGCACCAATACCACCACCACCAAATATTACCACTCTAGGTGGATAACATTGTTTGGATGAAACATTACAACCATCTACCAAACCTGCTAGTGGTGATGAACCACTTGGAGATCCAGTGGTGTCGCCTATCTTTGCTTGATTTGGAAAAGATAAGTCTACAAGATCATCTAAAAGATTAGGTAGACCACTGCCATTGAGAGTATGAAATCTACTAAGGATATTATCTAATTTTAAGACACTTTTTGGATCAGGACCTGAATTCAATACAAAATCAAATGCATCGTCACACTTACCACCTGTACAATCAAATAATTTTTTCGCTGCACTTACACGTCCTAAAGCATCTGCCATCAAACCTGAAAAACTTGGCATCGCTTTACCTGTAAAAGCACTCAAAGCACCAAGAATAGGTGCTATTGCCGATTGAATTTTATCTGTTATACCTGCTATCAATCCTCCTAAAAATTGCTCAGCTGCACATAAGGGGATGTTTACAACCTTTCCAAACAGTTCTTTCAAGAATTTTGTGATAAAATTTTGCAACCCTTTTAGAACATTTTCAATAGCACAATAAAAACCATCCTTGAGTTTTTTTGCCTTTATACTATCTGTAAGCCAAGTGGGTGATAAGAAATCTAATTTCTCGTTTATTTTTTTATTGATTTCATCAAACGCTTTATACCTTACCCCTCTTATCAACCCTGCCATGGCACCTGAAATTTCTCTTACCGCTTTATCCAACTCTTTATCAAAATCAATAATTTTACCTAAAACAGGATCAATAAATCCACCAGAGAAAGGTGTCAACTTTGAGAAAACTTCAAAAATTTCTTGCAGAGCTTTTGAGATATTACTCATTTTTTGCTTTGCATCTTCACACTCAGCAGATGAAAGTCTTACTTTTTTAGTAACATTATCGTTTGCTTTTAGTTTTGTTTTTGTCTTTATCTTACTATTGTTTGGCACATACCCATCACTGTCAATGACTACACCAGAAGTCTTAGGTTTTTCATCATTTATTAGTGAGTTACCATCAGCATTGTCCAATAAATGATCAAATGATAGTGCACCAAAACCAGTGGTTCCTTTTTTCAGAGCTTCATTATATGATACTATATCTTCAATATTATAATTTGCAAAAAATGCACCAATGACCACAGGTTGTTGTGCCTCTTCTCCATCAAGAAAGAAACCAACCACCATCTCACCACCTTGTAATGCAAATGAGGTGCCTGTGTTATTATTACCTGCACCAAATTGAGGTGCAACTAAGAAGTGTGCCCAAGGTAAATTTTCATCAGAGATACCTCCCTCCGTTTCATTTTGGTGAGGGTGGTATCCAAGAATTCTTATCTTTGCTCTAAAACCATTATTAAATGATTGATTGTCTTCAACTCTCCATGCTTTATCAGGTGCAACCTGTGCAATGAACCATTGAAAACCGTCTTTACCAAGGAATTCTGTATTTGAATGTCTTGTATCAAGCATTAGTCATCGTACATTAGACACTCAGGTTCGTCGGGGTGCATTTCACAGAATAATTCTAAAGCGTTTGGATCATGATGATCACCTGCTTCAATTTCGTCATGATGGTGATCTACGTACTCCTCAAGTTCATGTAACTCATCCAGAGTATGTCTCCTCATGGGTTCTGAGGTTTTAGGATCAGCAAGAAGTTCTTTGTCATGCTGAATGTGGTCTTCGATTGTTTTCATGTTACTCGTGTGTGGTAAATGAATCTCTAACGAGAGTAAGTCCAGTAAAGTCACCATCTGTGTTTCCCAATTCATGAGATAATCTGGCAATCATATAATTGCCACTCTCAGGTGAGTTTTTAGGAATACTCCTATCAGTATTTATGTTAGGAAATCTGATCTTGAGCATCATACCTGCCCTCAATGAAAGATTCATAGGAATTGTAATATCAAGCATTTGTGAGAATAAAGCAGAGTATCTTGCTGATGCTTGTGCCTGTGTTCGTGCTTGATCCTGAGGTGTTGCTAAACCTTCACCCTTTGGAGGTATGGTAGTAGTTCCCTGATCAATAGTACCTAAAATTATTCTAGAGTAAAAATCTCTGTAATCTTTAGGTGTCACGTCCTCATCATTCGCTTTCTCTACACTCTTATTATACTTGAAATTGTAAAACTCAACCTTTCTTGTTATAACATCGTAATACCAGTTCGCTGTGCTATATGAACCTGCTCTCAATTTTTTTACAATATCATGACTCTCCTTGAAATTTGGTTCGCTTGCCACAAAAAAATTATTTTCTGGGTCAACGTGTATTTTTACAGGTGTCATTACATACTCATCTTCAATTGGATCACCTGCAAATAATTTATCAATACTCTTGAATTGATATCCATCCAGAGTCTCATAGAATAAAAATCCAGCAGTTCCAGAATTTGCACCACCTTTTGAAAATGTGGTGGGTATTGATTTTTTACATAGATCTGCTATACACTTGAATGGTCTCCTATAATTTCCAAAAAACTCACTCTTGTTAGCAGTCTCGTCCACTGTAACCTTTGCACCAATTAATTTCACTAATTCCTTGACTGTATTAGAAATAGATCCTTGATATTTCTTAGTAACTCGTGTGGTCTCATTTGATAATGCTGTCGTTGTTTCACACGTCAGAGTATAAATTTCTCTTTTTTGGTCTATAGTGTGACCAAATATATTTGATATGACTAATTCAAGTTCCACCTCTTCATCTTGACTGGGGTGTTGGTACCTCAATCTGACTGCTGATCCACTTCTTATTGGTAATTTATTGATTATTCCTAAAGCATCTATAACACTGATCTCAACATGTAATGATGGGTCTATAACATCTTCATAGTATTTGACGTAACTTAGTTGCAAACCTACATCAACATAGTCTCCACCTCTATCATCAGGGAACACCTTGAATTCCTTGATGACATGCCCTTTAGTCCATAGCACATTTTTATTCATGTCGTAAATGCAACAGAGGTGAACTCAGCATATTTATTCAAAGATGCGAAACTATTTTCAGTTCCGCCAATCATAGTAATATCATTTGTATCCTCAACTATATTGACTTGATTTGATGGTGCTTGATTTATAACAAAAATATTATTTCTAGGCACTAAAGCAATATTTGAGGATCCTGTTGTGTCTAAAGGATCTAACCTTTGATCTTTAGGTAATGAACCAAGTGGTGTCGGTGTCTCTTCAAATATTTTAAATAAATCGTCAAGTGATTGAAAATCTTCTCTATTAAATTTTGGGGTATCTTTTTTAATATTTTTGAGATTTTTATCAAATTTTGGGTTTTCTAATCTGAATATTTTTCTTTCTAATAATCTTTTAAGTGTCTTCACCGCCTTCAATTGTTTGGCATCAATCATACCACTCGCTTGGAATTCTTTTATAAGGTCAAAAACTAAATTTGCACCTCGTTTTATATCTGCTGGAGTAGAAGAACCTGGAAGTTCACCAGTTCTTATAAATTCTCTGATCAATTCTGAAGTTGACTTGATCTCCTGTAATTGTCTAAATTCTCTACCTGATTCCTTTAGGTCTTCTGCTTTTCTGATTGCTTCCTCTTTTTCTAATCTTCTTTTTTTGACAATATTAGTTTTCTTTTTTATTTTACCAGGTGCTCCCTTCTGACCAGGCACCACTCCCCCCCTTTTATTAAGAAATGGTGATGCATTCATTCTTACTTTTTGTTGAGCAGATTTTGGAAGTTCCCTCATTATTATTCTTCCAATCGCTGCTACTTGTTCTTTTTCACTTAAATTTTTTAAGAATGGTTTTTTTAATAATACATCATCTAAAATTTTAGTATAAGTTTTTGGATCAATTTTACCTTTTTTAGCTGCTAATACCACTAATGCCAAAACAGCTGCGACTTTTATACCATCAGTTAGCACTTTTCTTGTTTCCCTGACAGCAGGTCTTTTGAAAAATGGTGTTGGTAATGGAGGTCTAGGTTTTCGTGAACCTGCAGCACCCTCTTCTTCATCATTACCACGAAGTCGTAAGACTAATGCAGGTGCTACATCTTCAAATTTATCCAGTACCTTATCGAAATCATCAAGTGCATCAGAAAATAAAGTTTTTTGTGTCCTTGCAATTGTTCTCTCCTCTTCAAATCTTCTTCTCCTATTCGCACCTGTAAATAAATCAGCAATTCTACCACCTGCAAGACTACCTATAATAGCACCCCCTACACCTCCTACTGCTGTACCAAGAGGTCCTGCAATTGCTGTTCCAAATAATGCACCTGCCTTTGCACCTGCAATTGAACCTGCTAAACCACCTGCAGCACCTACCCCTGCCTGTACATTTGATTGACCCTCTGCACGTCTACCTATAAAATCAAGTCCAGTGCCCACCACAGCAAGAGGTCTTGCTAACTTACCTAATCTACCAACCCTAGATAAATTGGATGTGCCTCTTTGCATTCTTAGTAGTTGAGAAGGAGATCTTGGTGTTCTTCTTAATCCTCTTCTAAGTAGACCGCCCCCACCACCAATACCAAGTAACCCAAGTGCACCGCCTAAACCTCCTCTTTGTGAGTCTATATCTCTTGACCCTATCCTTTTTAATATACGACCTCTATCTTCTACGATTTTTCTTTTGAGGTCAAGAGATTTTTTCTCAAGAGATCTCTCTAATGTAATAGAACTACTTAAGTTACGAGTTAGAAATAATGATGCTCTTGTAACTTCACCACCAAGTTTGCTTAATTTTCTTTCTATCATACAAAGGCACCCCATGTCCTAAGTGCAGATGCAGACTCAAACTTAGGGATACTAGCAAATTTTGTTCCTACACTTACAAAAACAGGTTTAGCAGATTTTCCGCTAAAAATAGGATCGGTTTGGTTATTTTCTGATTCTACATTTATAACTTGAGTGCCCCCGTCACTAACCACTGTATCTCTTAATCTATCACCCATCATCTTAATGCTAATGTTTTCTAAATTAGATGATGGTAATTCTGCGTTAGACTCTAATAAATTCATTGAGATCAAATTATCACCAGCATTTTGAAACTTATTATTTACATTTGCAGTAAAATTATTATCACCTAAAATGTTTGTCGTTGAAGATACATCTTTATTTTTTGGAGGAGGTTCAATTCCTTGAAATCTCAATAAATCATCAAGTTCAAGTGACTTAGGTAACTTAAATGGTCCTACCTGATTGAATTGCTCTTCATCTGGTATATCATCAGCAGTAATTGGAAACAATAAATTATTAATCATTTCACCTAATCCATTATCATTATTATCGTCATTTTTATCTTTATCTTTATCTTTATCTTTATCTTTATCATTATCTAATTCATCAAGAATATCCTCCTCAATAGTATCCTTACCCTTTCTTCTTCTTTCCAAAGATATATTAGATAATATACCATCAAAACGTGTCAGTATACCCCT